ATAACTATTTGATTTACCTGGTATGGAGGAAAAACCTCGTGATTGGGGAAGGTAAATGCTCCGACCCCGGCTACACCGAGGTGTTTGACCAGACGATTGTTGCACTCGCTGTCAAGGAATGTGATGACGGGCAGGTCATACTGATAGGTCGTGGTATTTCCTGTGCCGTTGCTGAAGGTGTAGCTTTTACTGCCGTGATACTTTGTGTTCATATCTGATGAATACTCCAACGGGTAGCGTGAAAAGCGGACGGTCCCGTCCGTGCTGCCGGTGAGCAGCCATCTGACCAGATAATTGTTATACGGTTTGGGATAGATCCCGTTTGTGCCAAAGCCGGAAGGAGTATAGGTAGCATAAAAGGTAGCCGTAATATACACCACATCCGTATCAGTTTTAGCAATTGCAATCTGGTTTCCTTCGGAATCCTGCAGCATAGCATGGGACATGATGTAGTATGAGTCTGACCATGTTCCGCTGTAAACACCTTCGAGCGCCACCTCGGTAATGGTGGAGCCATTACATTCCGTCGCTTCCAGTTTGATTTGCTTTGTAATATGCGAGGTCGGATATTCATAAACTGTTTCCAACGTTGTCATGGCTTTGCGTGTTAAATGCGAGAAAAGAGCTGTATCCGTAACGGCAGGTGTCCCGGTTCCGGTGCCAATAGCAATATACCGAAATAAATCTGACGTTTTACTTAGAGGAGAACCAGTTAACCTGCTGTTGAAATAGTAGTTTGTAATGACGTTGAAACCGACTGCTGTCTGCTTAATTATTCCGTTTTCGGCATCGACCACTTTGACATCAAATCGGTTGTGAAGGACTGCTCGTTCTTGTATCTTCATTTTGAAAACCTCCTAAATCGGTAATGTGGAAACAGGCTGCAGGCTTACTGACGAAGCCACAACCGCAATGACAGCCGTATGTACAGGCTGGAAATACTCAGCGAAAACAGCCTCGTTAATCCAGGTTCCGGCTGAAATTACAGATATGCCTGCGGTTTCATCTTCCAAAGCAAAGTAGTCAATAGTTTCTGCAGGGACAGCAGCATTCAGAGCGGGCAGTAACCACCTTTGCGTTCCAAGTCTGTAATACCAAAGAGAACGGTATTCCGGAATAGTTATGGTCACCGGAGTTGTTCTGCGTATATCAGCACTTGTGTAGAGAATAATCGCCTGCTCGTCACTATCATAAAGCGCTTCGGTAAATGTCATTCCTGAAACTGAGATGGTGCATTTCGCCGGAAAACCGGCATCGATACTTCCGTATAACGGTTTTGTAAGATGAAGCTTGAAACCGTAACAGAAGAAACCCGCCGTGCGATTCAGCTTTTCCACCGAAACCACGGAGATTTCTTCTGTGTCCGGTCCGTCCAGCAGGATATATGGATAAGCTGCATTCCCGGATACATATTCTTTATTCAGCGTATCAAGCTTGGTCATATCGGAAATCCACATCCGCACATTTGAAGTGTTAACATGGACTGTTTCCGGACGGACACTCATCCCGGCATAATTCCGATGCGTCAGCGCCAGAAGCATCCGTCCGCTGTTTTGCGTCAGGAATCCGATACGAAAATCGTTAGTGCGGATAACCGACAGCGTCGTGTTGCCCGTACCAAGTGCAGAAACTTCATGTTCCGCTTCCCAGACATAGCTTCCATTGTCCTGACAGCAGAGAGCACGGTAATATACAGAGCCGCTTTTGAGGTAACCGATAATCAAGCCCTGGTCGAGGTCCGGTTCAACGCTGGACTGCCAGCCTTTGCAGGCGGATATTTGGGAAACATCTGTGGCAAGCAGAGTGGCATTATCATTGTTACGCCAGACCTGAACATACAGATTGCCGTTCCGCACATAAAAAACATAAGGGTATTCCTCGGTTTGAAGGTAATACCATTCCTTTTCGGCGTTCATTTTCCACACGCCGTTAAATTCAATCGCCACATCGGTTGCAGTACCGAGCGTCCACTGGTACTCCCACGGATACTCCAAGCCAGCCGGGAACTTCCTTTTATATATCTTTGCGATACCGTCGTCCAAACAGATGGCATAGGCAAGAGATAAATCGGATTCACCGGCGGTCTGGCGCACAGCCACATCGCCGAACGCGGGAGCAATATCCTCGTGAATCGGCTCAGAGAGCAGCGAGTTTATGGAGGTCTGCGTGGCTACCACACGGAGATTTGCCATGCTGTCAATGTTTTCCACTTTGAAGCGGTTAGCAAGTTTTTCTTTCAGCGCCGTTGGTATGCTTCTCATGGGTCACTCACCTCGCTTACCGCCGCAAGGGTGGCTGTGACCTTATACCAGCCAGCCGCCTGATAATCAAACTCTCCGAGTTCAATGATTCTTCCGTTGAAAACACCCTGTTTTACCGAGCATTCAAGCATCGGAACGCTATCCTCGGCTTCCATCAGCGCAGCTTTTCCGGCTTCATTCACATAGAGAGTCAGCTCATAATGCACTGTCGGCGAACCGAAACGGGTAAGATATTCCGTCCCGTCAAGGGCGATCTGCACTGTGCGGATGACTTCCTGCGTTTTTCGAAGGCTCACAAAGCGCGTGATGATTTCATTGGTTTCTGTATTTTTCAAATAACTCATACGCGCACCTCCTGTCTGAGCCTGTCGACAATGATGTCTATTACTGAGGTCATTTCACCGGTGGAATTAACACCTTCCACCCGAATCACACCTGTATGCTCAACGGTTTTCCTCACATCAAGCGAGGTGTCGTTCATTACTTTATGAATCCCGGTTTTCATATCAAGGTCAAAGTCGGTGGGGATCGCACCGGCTATATCTTTTTCAACACCCCTCATGGCATCTGTAAAACCCATACCGATGCCGAGGCCCATGTTCTCACCGATACCGGCAAACACAGTTGAGGGTGAGTGGATGCCCAGCAGGCTTTTTGCACCGTCCACAATACCGGAGAAAAATCCGGAGACTTTGTCCGCTATCCAGGAACCGAGGGATTTGATACCTTCCCATAGTCCCGTTACGATGTTTTTACCGATTTCAAACACAGCCCCGACTGCCTTGCCGAGGCCGGTCACGATAGCCGTGACGATTTCCGGAAGTCTCGCCACCAGCTGCGGTATGGCTTTAATCAGTCCGAACGCAAGCTGAACGGTGAGTTCGATACCCATTTCGATGATTAAAGGCAGATTGTCCGTGATGAAATCAATAATCGTCATAATGATTTCGGGCAGAGCGTCAATCAGTTCCGGCAGAGCGTTCAGCAAACCTTCCGCAAGCCCTTGTATAATGGCAAAGGCCGCTTCAAGGATCTGATCCATGCTGTCCAAAAGGCCCTGAACGATGGTGATAATCGCCTCAACCGCCGCAGGAATCAATTCCGGCAAAGCGGAACCAAGTCCCATTACAAGGGCGGTAATCAGATGCACAGCCGCATCTATGAGCAAGGGCAGATTATCAATCAAAGCGCCTACGATAGTGAGCACTGCATCAACGGCAGCGGGGATGAGCTCAGGCAAAAGACTGAGCAGTGTTTCAAGCACCTGCGTAAACAGGTCGACTACCGTGGAGAGAAGCGTCGGAAGCAAATCCCCGATTGCCCTGAGTATACCGTCGAGGGCAGGCGGCAGAGCCTTAACGATATTCTCAATGACAGGCACCACGTTATCCACCACATGACCGAATGCCTCGACAACATTACCGATCAACATTTCAATGTCAGCATCAGCGTTTCCGAGTCCGGCCATCAGATTGTCGATAGCCGACTGCATACCGGCCATAGAACCGCTTATGGTTTCAGTGGCTTCCTTTGCCGTCGTCCCGGTGATGCCCATTTCTGTTTGAATTACATGAATTGCTTCAGTCAGATCCGAGAAGGATGACAGGTCATATTTGATTCCGGAGATTTTCTCGGCATCGGCGAGAAGACGCTCCATCTCAGACTTGGTGCCGCCATAGCCAAGCTTCAGATTGTCGAGCATCGTATAGTTTTGCTTGGCAAAACCCTGGTAGGCCGTTTGAATGGCGGACAGATCCGTACCCATTTTGTTGGCATTGTCCGCCATATCTGTGATGGCCATATCAGCAACTTCAGCAGCTTTTGCTGTGTCGCCGCCGAGTGATTGGATCAGGCTTGCGGAGAAACCCGTGACCGTTTCCATATACTCGTTTGCCGACAAACCAGCCGTTTTAAAGGCATTCGCGGCATAGTTCTGCACTGTCTGTGACGCATCACCAAAGAGGGTGTCTACACCGCCGACCAGCTGCTCAAAGTCAGCGTATGCCGAAATGACTTCTTTGCCGAGTTTAACTGCGGCTGCTCCAGCGGCAAGAGCGACAGCGCCCATTGCCGCACCGACACCTTTTAATACGCTGCCCAGCTTTTCAAACTTACCGCCGGAACTTTCAGCTTCATCTCCAGACTCTTTCAGTTCGTCGCCAAGGTCGTCAGCGGCATCTGCCGAATTGTCCAGTTCGCGCTCCATACCATTAAGTTCGGCTTTGGCATTGTTTAGCTGTATAGCCCAGTTCTGAGTACGGCGGTCATTTTCGCCGAAGCTGTCGGCGGCATTTTTCAAGGCGGATTCGAGGGTGGCGATTTTGTCTTTCTGAGCATCGATTGCCTTGTTCAGAACCTCATTCCGTGCCGCAACCGCCGCTACAGACTTATCCTGCTTGTCAAATTCGGAGGAGACGAGCTTCATCTCACTGCCGAGAACCTTGAAAGTCTGGTTGATATCAGAGAGCGCTTTTTTGAACTCCTTTTCACCCTCGACTCCTATTTTCAAGCCGAAGTTATCTGCCATGTCTCACCACCTCCTTAGATACCGCCCGGTATGATTTCATCGATGTAATACTCGCGTTTCGGCTTCGACAAACCGTTGAATTGTTTATATATCTCCCACTGGTCGAGCAGATGGCCGATAGGCATCAGCCAGACCTCCTGCTCGGTGCGTTGGAGCAGAGACACACCGTAAAAAATCAGCCGGGCAAACGATTCTTCATCGCTTACCCGACTTTTGCGTTTTTTGAGGTGTTACCTCCAGAGGGTTCTTCCTTGCTTTCAATATGGCGTTTGGTTCCTTTATGCATGGCATCCATGATGGCATTCTTGTATTCACCCAACTCAAGCGGAGAAGTGAGCAGCTCCACAGCCTCCTCGGTCAGCAGTTCCTGTTTTTCGGCAGGGTTCTGAAGATTGTGGATCAGTACCGACTGATTGGCAAGCAGTGTGATAAGCCAAACGATCTCATCAAGCGCCATCTCGAAGTTTTCTGACTTCATGAGTTTTTCGCCGAGATTGGATAGTCCGCCGTATCTCCTGGCGATCTCTTTTGTAGCCTTGGTGGTGAGGAGCATCTCATACTCTTTACCGCCAATGTTGATAATTGCACTTCTGTCATTAGTCATTAATCAACACCTCCCGCAGCAGGAGTAAAGACCGGTTCATAGACAGATGTGTACCAGCCGGAAATTACGGAAGCAGGGACGCTCGTATCATCCTCATTGGCCTCGGCTTTCCACGGATGCTTTCCGTTTCCGTCGGTCTTATTGCGGCGGAACACCGTGCCCTCAATGGTCGGTGTAGAAAAGGTGATGCTGTCGCCCTTGGTGGCGAGGTTGGTCGCCGGAATGCCGAATTTCACCCTATAGAGCCAGAAGTATCTGTAATTTCCGTTTGCCTTTTTTGCACGGAAGCCTACGGCTACAGGAGCGCCGCCATCCTCACTTCCGGAAATAACGACGTGATTGTCGTCAAGCTTTGCACCCGTCAGATCCTCAGCGGCCGTCACACCGATATCATCGATTCCGAGGGAGAGTTTACCGCTCTTGAATTCCTTCACAACCTCAGCAGGCCCGTCGTCAGCATAAAGCGTAGCTTCAGCAAGCTCGACGGACAGATCCGCTTTCATTGCTTTTGCAAGCGGGATGGGGGTACCGTAGGTTTCGGTACCGTCTGCAGCCTCTGTGATTTTTGCGTAATAGAGCTTATCAAACCCGATAGTAGCCATTTGTTATTCCTCCAGTTCGTAGTATTTCGCCACATCGATGGCGTAGTGGTGATAGCCGGTATCATCCTCGTGTCCGATATACCGGCGGTCGGTAATAACAAAATCAGCCTGGAGGAGCATCCTTACAAGCTGATTCTTTCTCTGTAAATAGTTGTTTTTACTGAACAGCGAGATCCTGACTTCGTTTATATCCGCAAGAGGTTTATTGTCTCCGTAAACGGCAAAGGTGTCAGTAAGCGGGGTCAGCACCATGTATTCATCAGGTGGCACTCCGCTGAAGACGCCTGTTTCGACAGGGATATTTGCGGTTTCAAACAGTGTGTTCAGTTCAGATAATATGCTCATAGCTTCTCAATCTCACTTTC